GGAAACCAATATCGTAAAATAGTGTTCATTGATTAGCAAGGATTAAAAGTTTACCTAATAACTTAGAATAAAATCTTGATGTCTCATCATCACTATATTCTTTGCATTTCTCCTGAGTTTGTTGAATTAATTCCTCATATTCATCTGTTGTTAGTTTAACATCAACTTGAGGAATTCCTGCGGTTTGTTCTTCACCCCAGGCATATTGTATTGTGCTCATTGTTAATTAACCTCCTGAATTGTGTTCCATACATTGATATAACATGATAACCATTCTTCTTGCTCTGATGTTAACTTAGTATGGCAATCCATATCTGAATTGTTATCACTTTCATAGAGTAATTCATCTGCTGAAATATACTCTAATTTGTGTAATGTGCAATAATCACGTAACACATTAGATAGAAAATCTATATTATTCATTATCAATTATCTCCTGATAGTTGTACTAGAAACTCTTCACTTACTTGTGGAACATCTTTAGTTGGTAGGTACTTATTAATGTGCCTAGATGTAGTAACAGAGTAAAACTTCTCTGTCTTAACATAACCTTTTTCAGGTAAATATGCGGCGACTGGTGTTTTATAACTAAAAAAAACTTCGGTGCCGTCGTTAAACGTAACCGAAGTCTGATTTGCTGCGATTGGTGTTAGTTGCATGAGGATGATTCCTTTGCTTGTTTATACTATTATAATACCATGAAAAAAACCCCTTGTGGGGGTTTAGTGTGCACTTTGCAAACTGTCTACCTATGCTGCCATTGCAAACTTTTTATTGTTAAAATTAGCACGTGAAAACTCATATCTATCTATTAACTTAATCATCATAACATGCTCTATGTTAGTAACAACTATGCCTTCATGATTAACAGGACTATTGTTAACAAAGCATTCTACATTTGATGAAGGAACGAATCTATTAAGCAACACCATTTTAGCGTTTGCTATTAACTCCCACAACTCAAATACATCAAATTTAATACCAGTTTCCTTGCTTAAATCTTCTGCATTAAGTATTCTTCCATCACGGATATATGAGTTGATAAGTGTCATCAACCGTGTCTTTGCTATCTTAGTCTTAAACACGGGGAAATCATCATCATTCATGCACTCTAACTTATCAACGATTGCATCCATTGAATATTTAAATGCTTCCTCAAAGTAGAAATGTTCATTGATACTAACTGTACCATCAACCCATTTTACATTTAGTCCCCACATAGTTAGTGATGATTGAGGTACTGCAATCATATCATCAAAATCAGATCCTACGTAGCAAGTATGCACTGCCATGATGATATTTTCAGTCGGAGCATTATCGAACTTATATGTTATCGTATTAGGTGTAAATGTGGTTGTGTCGCCATCACCTTGCCCTATAAAGTCTGCTTGGTAAATACCAGCAACTCTAGGCAAATACTTGAGGCAAAGTCTTAAGATATTACGTAAATTTGTCTTCTCTGAGTAATAGTAATCAATACAATCATTTGTATAACATATCTTCTTAATTCCTTTGTTGAAAACTGATTTCGTGCCGACAAAGAATCTGCCATTAGTTACATCTTTTCCAAAGACAATTGCAGGTGCTCCATCATACTTAACAGAGATAACATTCTCTTCTTGATTATAATCATTGAATGCAGAACGCATGACTTCAATAACATTTTGTACGGACTCTTTGCCGTCAAATGTTAAGTCTTCAGGGTGTGTGATGTGTAAGTTTTTCATTAATATGCACCTCTGAATAGTTCAAACATTACCTCACGAATGTCTTTGATTGGTTGAACATCAACACCGACAACTTCTCCTGACTGTCTATACTCATCCAGAGCAGAAGTAATGATGTTCCACTGTTCATCAGTGAAGAAATCATACATGGTGTTTAACTCATTGTGTGAGTAGTCTTTGTTGTTGATTGTGAATTTAGGCATAAACCTCCATAATAAAAATGAATAGAAAAAAGGCGCAGTTAGTTTGCGCCGGAGTCAGGGTGACGGTTCTCATCCTGATACTTAGGGTTGAACAAATCGTACATCTTGTTTGAGATTGAAACCATTAATTCTGTTGCTTCGTCTCCATAGTCTTGATAGTCTGAGAGTGAAGAATCAATGGCATCCCATTCAACGTCAGTAAAGAAAGATTTGATAACCTGCTTTTCTGAGTCTGTGTACTGTCTGATGGTTTGCATAATTGAAATTGAATTGAAATTGCTGGGAGCGTCACATTGCTGTAACTGACTTGCTGGGACAACCCGTTTCGGGAATTTCCCTCCCATATACCTATAATACACGAAAAACGCCCCTTGTGGGGCGTTAGTGTGCTACTTTGTGAACTGTCTACCGTATTACCTGCTGTAAACGCCTTGGAAGTATATTTCTTTTGCTGGGTATCTACATTTTACTAACTCTTCGATATGTCTTCTGTCTGCAACATCCGACTCTATTTCTATATGGTGGGAACGGTTTTGCTCATCAACATATCTAATCTTAGCAATGTGTTTCATACTCAAACTTCCTCATCTTCTGTTAGATAATCATTAATTACTGCTAGTAATTCATCAGAGGTTTGTGCATCTTCAAGCAGGTTGAATAGTGCAACTTCAGGATTAAATGCCATGTTAATTAGGTGGAGTTTGTTAACAAATAAGTCAGTTTAACCTCTTAACTTAGGAGGGGTGATTTAGTGGTGGTAGTATAAGTAACCACCTGCCCAATCGCAGGTATTAAATAATACTCTGCGAGACTCATCATTCAAGACATTGTATCTAACTCCTTCTGCTGGTTTGTTCCAACTAGCGGGTTTAAATACATCTCCTGAGTTAATATCAACGAACGCATGTGCGCTGCTATCATTCTCAAGAATCTTGTAATACTTTCTGCCTTTCTTAACACTGAATGTCCTATTTCTTGAGGAGTTAGGATATTCTTCAATGAATCTTTTCTCTAAAGTATCACATAACTCCTCACAATAGTTTAATACTGATTGTGTCATTGTTGGCATGTGTATAAAGAAATAAGGTGAGAGAAACAAAACCCAAAAAGTCAGGTTTCGTTTCCCATGTATCTAATATAGGGCATTTTGAGAGGAATGGGGGAAATAGTGGACACTTTAAAGACTGTCCACTGATTCCTTGATAAATCCTACATTTACCCTATTCTGTTTAATGCTCCCAAACACACACGCATCAAGACATTCAGAGTATCTATTATTTTTGAATTGTAATGTTGTGCGTGAATTGTTGTTACTATGCTCACCAATTGAGTTCACTATGATATTATGGAAAACACAAATGTTTATTTCAGATATAAACTTTCTGTCTGCAAGTATTTCATCTAATGTTTTATTCCAATGGCAATCCCATAAGACTTGGATGAGATTTAGTGCGCTCTTTTCTTTAGGTGAGTGTGTAGCACCTTGTATGAATTTGCCGCGTCCAGTCTTAATTTCCCAACTAATATCATTCTCTATCATATCACCTTTAGATGTAAATGTTGGGATCACGTTATATCCTAACTCCTTCAATTTGCATGGTAGATAGAATTCAAATATCTTGCCAAATGATACCCCTAAATCTACTGCAAACTCGCTCTTATCCTCCCAGTAAGTATCAACAAACTGTCTTAATGTTAAATGACTATTATTGCGTTTCCAAAATCTTACTATTCTATCTTGTAATAATTCCTCGTTCATATCATCAATTATCTCTGAAATGTGTTCTCTAAGAACGGATTTAATGATTGACATAATCCTTTGATTTGTTTATATGTCTATAATACATGAAATAAGAAGCATTACAATAAAATGTGTGCCACTTAAATAAGTGTCCTTTTATGTTAAGAGTTGTGACTATTCACGGGTTTGTCAACCAATATCCTTTATTATAGGGGAGTCCAAACGAATTTAACTAAATGCCTGTTGCAAAGACACCTTCAAAGGCACGTCGCACACGCAAAGCAACCACTAAAAGCGTTGCTGCCGTCGCTCCTCTAAATACTCGCAAACCTGCAGTAACGAAAGTGACACAAACCCCAGTTAAATCTCGTCCCTCTCAACCTAACATTTCTTTGAATGATTACGTTGCTGATGCTAAAGTAAGATGGGAAATTCATCAGTGGGAAACTAAAGAACTCTGGAACGATTGCAAATGGGGTTATAACCAACTCAAACCAATTGTTCTTCAAGTTGTTGACTACTGCACGAAATCCTATAACAAAGCATTCAACAAGGGACAGTAAATAAACTGGCACACTAAAACCCCATTCAGGGGTTTTTTCATGTAATGTAATATCAGTATGCAAATCGTGATGCTTAAGTTACGTCCACACCAAGCACGTATTCTTAATACTTTGTCCCTTAAAGATAAAGGACAAATTATAGTGCCTACGGGTGGAGGTAAGACGCTATGTATGATTAAAGACGCAGAAAGAGAGTTTAATAAATGTCAATGGGATCTCGTTAATAATAACCCTGATAGAAAAACTATCGTAATAGTTGCACCTCGTATATTATTAACTCAGCAATTATGTGAAGACTTTGTATCAACATTAAATGTAAATCCATTATTGCAGTATAAAGTATTGCACGTACATTCTGGATATACTTCTCATGATTCAACGACAGATTGTAATGCTATTGGTAATTGGTGTGATGCTAATTACAGATACAATAAGTTAATCTTCACGACATATCATTCTTTAATTCGTGTTATGCAGTCAAAGATTGATGTTGATACGATATACTTTGATGAAGCACATAATGCCTGTCAGAAACAATTTGCGGCAGGAGTTGTGTTTTATGGTGCATACTCACCAAGGTGTTATTTCTTCACTGCTACACCTAAACATAGTGCAAATAAGTATAAGTTGGGTATGAACGAACACAACATATTTGGTGAGGTTATTTGTCAAGTATCAGCACTTGAATTAGTGCGTAACAAATATATCTTACCTGCTAAACTTGCAGTCACTAAAATGACACCAAGAGAAGGTAAATATGATTATGAAAAAGATGCTGATGTAATATTATCTCATTTAGATACACATAAGGTGAAAAAACTCCTGATTTGTGCAAGAACTACGGCACAAATTAGAGGAGTGATATCAACAACTAAATTATGTGAAGTTTTAAATGTAAGGGGGTATTCCTGGTTGTCCATTACATCTAAAAATGGTGCTTTTATAGATGGTAAAAAAGTACACCGTGAAACTTTCTTTAAAACGTTAAACAAATGGGGTAAAGATGATGATAAGAAGTTTATAGTTATCCATCACAGTATTTTGAGTGAAGGTATTAACGTATCAGGATTAGAATCGGCACTATTTCTTAGGAACATGAATTATATTACCATTTCACAGACAATAGGGAGGGTAATACGCACAGGGAATGTATCTAAAACCTATGGGTTGATTTGTGTCCCAGTTTATGATAAAGTAGGAATAAGTACAGCGAAGAAAGTATCATCAGTTGTCGATACTATTTTCCACAAGGGTGAAGCAGCAACCACAACAATTAAGAAATGATTAATACAATCCACAATGAATCTTGCATCACTGGTATGCAACGAATGGATGCTAATATGGTGGACTTGTGTATAACATCTCCACCATATGATGACTTAAGAACTTATAATGATTCATCAAAATGGGATTATAATATATTCAAACAAGTCGCTGCTAATTTATATCGTGTGATGAAAGTTGGTGGAGTTGTTGTATGGGTTGTTGGAGATGCTGTAATTAAAGGTAGCGAAACAGGCAGTAGTTTCAGACAATGTTTATATTTTATGGAACTAGGTTTCAAGTTACATGATACAATGATATATGAAAAGGCAGGTTGTGCATTTCCTGCGCGTAGAGATGGTAACAGGTACTCACAAATATTTGAATACATGTTTGTGTTAAGTAAGGACACCAAACCTAAGACTGCTAACTTAATATGTGATAAGGCAAATAAGTGGGCAGGGCATACACCTTGGGGTCAAGCAACGATGAGAGATAAGGAGGGTAATCGCGTAGAAAGAACACAAAAACCCACCCCTAAGTTCTCTCCTCGAAATAACATCTGGAGATATTCAACAGGGAAGGGTTATACTACTAAAGATAATTATGCGTTTGAGCATCCAGCAATGTTTCCAGAATCACTGGTTAAAGATAACATTTTATCTTGGAGTAATGAAGGTGATTTAATATTAGATATCTTCGCAGGTGCTGGAACTACACCTGCAATTAGCATAGAAAATGATAGACAGTTCATAGGATTTGAGATTGATAACAAATACTATGAAATCTGTCAGCGTAGAATTGAATCTAGACAGGCAAGATTACCTATCTAATCATCATCCTTTGATGGATGATTTAAAATATAAATCCACACAAGTCCCATCACCATAATAGCAAACAATCTGATGGAACTTGGTGAAGTGTCAATCATACTTCAGCGCAAAACATACTCCCTTCACTCATAATACAATCTACTGAGTTTGGATGTGAATGCAAAAAGGGAACATCATTTGTTGCTTGTTGCTTTGCTTCCCACGCATTCTCTGCATATTCACAAATCTCTTGATGATGTCTTGTCTCATCCATGTAACCAACTGTATAGTGAGTCATTAATACGTACCCTGATACACGTTATATTTATTTTAATTATATCAGATATTAGGTATTTTTATCAGTTATATCAGGGTTTAGAAACAACAGGGCAAAGGAAAATCAACAGGGCAAAGCATATTCACCCTCCACCAGGCATAATATCAAATTATAACAGGGATGTCAAATATTCACCAGTGAGTTTCTCCTCTTGCTCGTTCGCCTCAATTTCCCAAGGTAACAGGGCATAAGGAATATCATCATTCACTTTTTTGCCTTTCCACTTTGAGTAATCTTTCCAATTTACACGGTATTGATGACGCTTGCGTAGTCTCTGCTCCATATGTGTGAGTTCATGGAACAGGGTTGTAGTATATTCTTTATCATCCAAAGTATTATCCATCTCTATCTCAAACATACGTGGACGATATAATCCATCTAGCGTTGAACAGGTTCCATTATTTCCATCCGCATTTCTACAGCGTCTATCATTTATGTCAAGAAAGATATTGAACCTGTTAAGTTTTCGACAGTTAATAAACCATTCAACGACATTCCTAGTGAGTTTCCTCCGCTGATTGTATCCAACAAAAGAAAGGGAACACGACATAACCAATGGAGAAACCAAACACCAGAAATTACAAACAATAACTTCATACGATGTCTTTACTTACAATATAAGTATAGCACCGCTACAGACGCTTGTAAACCCCTTAGAAGACAGTTCTTAAACTGTCTTATCGTGCATTGGGAGTAGCACCAAACATTGAAGACTGATTCATATCTGCCCATGCACAATATACATATTTTGAACCACCATTATTAAAATTATTACCACTATTATACAACTTAAATCCTTGTGATAATATATCTACAGCATCTGATTGTCCTTCTACAGAAGTTGATTGTAGAAGTAACCGACTCTTACATGGGTTAAATGGATCTCTAGTACTATCTCTAACATTCCAGTCACTTGTAGAATCAACACGTTTAAACCATAACAAAGCAGGTTTAAATCCACAGTGAACATATACTCCTTCACTAGCATCACCATTACCCTCATACTGTCCAAACTTTTGTATTCCTTCCACATCACACCATGAATACATTATCACCTGTCTACCATTAACACCAGTAGTACTTGTTGAAGTATATGTTGCACCAGGCCATACACTTCCAAAGTCACTACTAGTATCTTGTGCTGAATCACTATTGATATATAATATCTTACCTTCGGTTTCTATACCAGTATGAACAACAAACCAGTTAGAAGTACTATTAAGATGCTTCATTATCACAAAGTTTGGTGCTTTTGGAAGTCCATGAGCAATCTGACTACCAGCACCACCACCATCTTGTGTCCATTTAACTATACTAAATCCTGCTTTTGTGTTAACTGTACACCCATTAAGTTTGGCAGTATCACCATAGTTTAATCCAGCATTAGTGTAGTTACTTACATCTTCACCGTCTACATTCCATGTTCCTTTATATCCACCTGCTCTAAAACAATATGCAATCATATTATCAGTACCTTGGTTTGCTTCACCTATTCCCTGTCCTGCAATATCAACATTAAATCCATTATGTCTGATACCTATACCATTACCGAAAGGACTATTAGTTGAAGCATCAGTATCATGAAGTTCGAGCCAATCATAACACTCTAGATCTGCTCCTGGAACAGCAGTTCCTGTAGGTTTATTTCCTTTTCTAATAGTATCGTATACATACCATCCATAAGTCTGTGTTCTTGATTTTAACATAACAAGATCAGGAGTAAATCCTACATCAACAGGTATACCCCAAGTATTACCTGTACCTGAAGCATTACCTGATGTTTCACCAGTGTACATAACAGATGTAAAGTATTCTTTATCAGGTCTTACAAATGTTGGTCGTGCGGTTGTATTCTGAAGAGTCGCTGCCTGGAATCCTGCAGGTGGTGCATACCTCCAAGGTTTTTGTCCAAAGTTTGCTTCAAAGTCTGATGTTGCACTTGATTGTCCATTACCTACAACAAATACCATTCCATGATCACCATCGGCCCAACTAGTATTTGGTAGAATTGTACCATTATCATTAGCAGCATCTATTTTAGCACCCCAATCAAGAGTACGAGTCAAATTATTCTCATTCGTACCAATGTTCGCTCCATTCTTATAGTAAGTAAGAGTTCTATTATCCATATCTAATGCTAGTCCCATCACATCATAATCACCATTAGTACCCCATACTTCACCCCAATCTTCCCATGTTGTTGATTGTGAACCCCAACTAGCACCAAATCCTATCTTACGATAACTACCATCACCTGTAATGTGCCACATTGCCCATCCACCACGATGCTGACCTTCATCAGGTTGTCTTGCTCCATCAACAAATTCTGCCTTAGCAATACCAATACCCATATGAGTACTACCGTGTGCTGTGCTTATTATTTCACAGTACCACTTACCTCTCTTCATTTCAATACTTGATCCGAGGCATCCTGGACCAGTTACTTGAGCACTAAGATTACCATTTGAGAAGGTAGCAGGGCAGTTCGTAGTAAGAGGATCAAACGTAGCATACTGAGTCTCTTGCCCTCTTATAGTATTAATATCAGTATCAAACGGATTGAATGCTGATGCCTGTGCGTTTCCATTTACTGTAATAGCACCAGGAGATACAGCATATGCAGTTGCATCATTCTTATTCTGACAACATAACAGTTTTACATTTGCTGCTAAAGCACCTTGACTTGTTGCTGTCAGTGGTGCTGCAGGTGGTGTGAAATTTGCTGTGTAAAGTGCTTGTCCTTTTGTGAAACGGAAATTGGATATCATTCCCTTTGTAGTATTAGAAGTATATTCACCATTTCTACCTATAGCAAATGCAGTAGAACTATCATCCAAAGATCCTGCCTGAGTACTACTTTTAGCCATATTTCCATTAACATACAATCTATGAGTTCCACTTGCTCTCGTCACTGCAATGTGAGTCCATCGATTAGAATCAAGTTTTTGATTTACTGCTTGCAATTCATAACTGGTGCCACCAATATTGAAATAATATGAAAATACATTACTTGAAGTAACTTCAGCAAAAAATTGTCTACCATCACTTCCATTAGAATGTCTTTGGCCCCAAAGTTTCTGACTTGTACCGTCTGGATGCCAATACCAACATTCTATAGTGTAATCACTAGTACCAACAGTAAAATCCGAACTATCCGCAATACTTAAATAATCTCCAGATCCATCAAAATTAACAGAACCACCATTATTTGTTTTTACAAGGTATGAAGCATAAGCAACACCTGATGGTGTTTCTGGGAGGATGTCTGGGTTGGTTGATGCTGGAATAAAGTTCTCTGTGTATTTTGCTAATCCTTTGTGGATACGAATATCAG